CATAAAACATTTGCTAGGGCTGGTTAACAGAGGAACCTTTACCGCCACCAAAGAGGAGTTCTATCAAATCGTGATGAGCGAACATGAGGCGAAGATAGAAGGGCTGGCAAGGTATGTGTTGACGCTCCCGACAAGGGAGGCGAGGAGGAAGTGGCTTGACCAGTTTGAGGCCAAGCACAATTTGACCGTAGCAGATGAGTTACGGGAGAGGATTACTCAGATTCATAGAGAGCGCGTTCGTGCTTCCGACGCTTAACTAAGCCAGGTAGTTCTTTCCCACCCGCTTTAGTCCACGCCATGAAGGACTCTGCCGCGCCCTCAAAATCTCCACGATTGTGCTTCATGCGGATGGTTGACCTCTGTAAGTTGCCAAGCCCGACGTTGAAGGAGAAGGAAACCAGAGCGTCAAAGCGGCCTTGAGTAAGTCCACCTGGACAGAGGCGCAGAACACCTCGTTCGAATGTAGCCAAGTCCTGAGCCAAGAGAGCATCAACTTCTGCCATGCTAAGAACTCTGTCCCACTCTGGTGGGAGGGGTATATTTTTGCGCTCATTGAACGGAACCCTTATATGGCTTTGGTCTATGACATGGCCTATCCCAGCTGTCCAAAGCAGGGCTGGGCAACGGTAAGGTTTTGTCCTTACCCCCTCGTCTTTCTTAATCCCTTCTATCGCTTCCTTGCTTACCTTCACTTCTTACCCCATTGGCGGCTCCCGAACCAGAAAGCAATAATTCCGCTTAGTAGAGCCATCTCGTCTTCGGAGAAGATTACGTCGGTCGCAGCGATAAACTGCTCCACGTCCATGCTACCTAACCCGCCACGAAGCAAGAAGTAGGTCAGCGCGATGTTAATCATCACTAACTCTAGGACGAAGATAAAGGTGACCGCAGGGCGCACTATGCCGTTCAGGTTCACGACCCAACTAGAGGCGCGAGCCATGATAGCCTTGTCGTGGTCTAAAGCGGCGTTCTGGCGGTCTGCGTCGGTCTGAAGGGCAATCTGGTCAGTCCTAATCTCCTCGACCTTCTGTTGGGCTAGGAAACCGCGTTCTGCAAGGGCTAACTCGCGCTCCGTCTGCATCTGCGCTAACTTCAACTCTTGCGCCTTGTCAGCCTTGTCTTGGAAGAAGTTTAGGATTTGCGGTAGACCAGAGGCTAGGAATCCGACAGCGGAAGAAATAAGGGATAGCATTACAGGTGTCCTTTGAAGATGTAGTAAGTGGTGACTATGATTAGCGAGGCTACGAAGCACATAACCTTGAGTTCTCGGAGTTTCTTTAGGTCACGCCCCATCTCGTCACGCCCGTCCTTGACTTCCTTCATCTGGCGCTCTTTGATGGCTTGGATGTCCTTCCACTCATGTTCAGCCTTTTCCTTGCCGTAACGCTCGACAAGCTGCTGAAATAAGTCGTCCTCGGCTTCCTTGATTTCTTTCAATCTGCGCCACTCCGCGAAAGCCGTGAGGATGGTGGTATCGCCCTTAACTACCCGTTGTTTCTTTTGGAACTGTTGCTTGGCTTGGAGTTCTGCGACCCCAAGTTTTTGTATGTCAGTAACTACTGCTTCAATCTCTTTCCCTGCGGCAATCGCGCTCTTTATTCCCTGCGCGGCACTCTTTGCCGAGGCTACTAAATCACTCATTTATCCCACTTTCTCTCCTCGAAAGTAAGCCACGCCGTTTATTACTTCACATAACTCTGGTGGTAATAACATACCATTCTTAAATGTCAGAACGCAGAACCCCGAACACCAGTTCACGGGGTTTTCTTCTACATACACAAATTGGTCGCCACCTGGCTCCGCAAGCGTTCCTGTGTCTACACCGTATCTGCGCCCGTTGTAGTCCGTCCACGGGGTCACCATCAGTTTATGCAGATGTCCTGTGACGATACTTCTGCCAGACTTCAGGGTGTTGTTATATGTCGCGTGTTGCCCGTTGTGCCACCTATGCTTGACCACAACAGAATTGTTTATGTCCACCCGCCATCCTGTGTGCCAACCTGGGAAGTACGAAAACAGGTCGGTGAACTCAGATAACTCTGGTGCATTTTGGGACGCAAAATTAAAGAGACGTACGTCATGATTACCGTAGTTCCACAGCTTAGTAGCGTTTTTAGAAGCGTTTGCAATCTCGTTTAAACGGTCTTGACAGGCTTCTATCTCTTGCTTAGGGGTAGGGGGGTTAGTCCCCATCAGGGCAGCGTGGCGGCTGATTCTAGCCCCGTCAAACACATCCCCGTTTAGAATGATGGTCTTGGGCTTAAATTCTGTCAGCAGGGAAACAAACGCCTTGTGTGCTACGGTTTCCTCGCCAGGCCAGTAGTGGCAGTCGGAGGCTATAAAGACATGACCGTTGTCTACGGTGTGTGAGATAACCCTACGGTTATCGGGGATATATGTGTTGGCGATGCTGTGTTGTCTTGCGGCAAAGGAGGGTAGGGATACGTCTTTTAGTGCCGCCCGCCTTCGGTAAACCGTACCTACGTCTATGCCTAAAACCTGCGCTACCTTCTGTGGACTGCCGTAGGTCTTAAACGCCGCTATTAGTTCCTCGTCCGATGCCTTTTTTAGTGCTACCACGTTTCCTCCCGCTTAGAGACATTACGTCAATTGGCTCGTGGGAGGATGTGTCGTACAGACACGCCAGCCTTACTGCTTCTGCCGGAGTTAAGCCTAAGTGCATGGCAGCGATAGCAAAGTTTGCCCCAGTTCCAATTGCCCAAAAGTCGTTCTTTATCTTCGCAGGAATGATGGTACTCTCGTAAATCCAAATGCCATCACTTCTGAGTTCGAGAACGGTCACATCCGTATCCGAGTCTAGGTCTCCCCCAGACTCCAACGAATTGTAGAACTTTAATAGTTTATCCCAATCTCCGCAACCCCCGTAGATGCTCTCTTGTCCCTTACGGAGCTTCTCTACGAGGTAGAAGGAGTCATCACCGCTGACCATCGAATCTGCGGCAATTTCTCCCGTAGACGCTCTGGCAGCGATGGTGGTCATTTAACGACTAGGCTTAGCAGTAGGGCGATTATGAAAGCGGCAGAGCCAGAAAATTTATCCCAAGATAGCGTTCAGCACAGACAGCTTCGTGGGTGTCAAGTTGGCCTTTGACTTCGACGATTGTTGACATGGTTATGCCTCAATCTTTTCCATAATCTCGTCCATGCTCTCCGAGACTTCCCAATTGTTGCCGTTCATACCAAACGCTACACGAACCTCTGTGCCGTCTTCTTGTTTATGCTCAAAGAACGATGCAATCAGGTCTGTGTTCAGGATTAGACTCTCACCGATGCGGCCCTTGGCGGCGTTAGTTAGTTTGATAAGTTTCACGCAGCAACCCCTTCAACTTCAACCCACGAAGTTGTAGCCTCGTCCCATGAATAACGCTTTGGATTCTCGGGCGTACCAATATCTGTTGGATACGGCACTGGCGATTCCCACAGGCAGGTTGTCTCGTTTAGCAACCATGAGGCATAGGGCTTCGGTGCTATGAACGCATCACGCACAGGGTCGTAGGTGTATCCGATACCTGCATAGTTTTTACGCAGAGGCGTGCCACCTAATGCGTGTACGCCGCCGTGGGTGTTGTACGAGGTCTGCTTATAGACATCGCCTGTACGAGCGCAGAGTTCTGCCTCTTTGCCGTCATCTTCCTGTCTCCCTACGGTCACGAATGTGACGATGTTGTTCTCGTCGAGTTTTGCAAAATGTGCCAATTGAATCTCCTTAACTAAAAGTTACTGTTTCTGATGTAGTTGAAGTAGCGGTCACGGTGTAAATCTTGAAGCCGCCAGATGTTGTGGAGGATTGCGTTACACCGCCTGAGAAGGTTGCAGTACGGGCTTCTGGAATCTTGATAATGACTACGCCAGACGAACCATTTCCACCGTTTGCGCCATCACCACCGCCACCGCCGCCCGACCCTCGATTTGCTGGTGAGGCATTAGAGCCAGCGTTTGAACTATTACCACCATTTCCACCAATACTTGAACCACCCGAACCAGCGGTGTTTGACCCGCCATAAGCACCGCCCCCACCACCGGCCGCATAAGTTACAGAAGAACCTGTAATTGAGTTGGCTGTTCCAGCGCCACCGTTTCCACCAATTCCGTCACCAGATGATGAAGCACCAACGGCAGATGACCCACCACCTCCACCGCCACCCCCGGTGCTTCCTGTGTTGCTAGACTGAGACGTTCCTCCATTGTTACCTTGCGATGGAGATGTTGAAGGTGTGTTCCCAGAACCCCCGGCAACGCCATTTCTAAAACCGCCACCTCCACCAGAACCGCCATTACTTCCGGTTGTTCCAGCAGAACCGCCAGAATTCAATCCACCGCCGCCGCCACCACCAGCGGATGTATTTACATCAAATACTGAATTACTTCCAACGCCACCATTTGTTCCTTGGGAAGTTGAACCATTACCACCCGCACCGACAGTTACCGTATAAGCAGTACCAATGGATAATGACTGAGAAGTTAATGAACGATAACCTCCAGCGCCGCCGCCGCCACCAGACCATTTCCCACCACCAGCACCACCAGCAACCACTAAGTAATCAACAGTAACTTCACGCACAAACGTCACAGTTTCAGATGTTGTGCTTGTTGCGGTTACAGAGTAAACACGGAACCCGCCAGATGTTGACGATGTTTGTGTAACGCCGCTAGAGAATGATGCGCCTATGTTGTCAGGTACTTTAATGATGACAATGCCAGAGCCGCCAGAACCTCCATTACCACGGAGACCACCGTCCTGAATACCACCGCCACCACCGCCACCACCGGTGTTAACAGTTCCAGAAGTTGCGGTGTTATTGCTAATACTCCCTGCGCCACCGCCACCAGAACCTCCAGCACCAGCAGTTCCACCTCCAGTAGCGTTACCGCCACCTCCACCACCACCGCCCCTTGTTACAGATGAGCCTGTGATTGTTGAGGCAACACCATTGCCACCAGCACCTCCATTTACGCTGCTAGAATTTGAGCCTACTGCGCTTGCGCCACCACCACCACCAGAACTAACACCAGCATAACTTCCTATACCACCAGCATATCCTTGGCTGGCTGTACCAGAACCGCCAGTTCCTACATATGCTGTATTAGCGTTAATAGAACCTCCCCCGCCGGAACCACCACTTTTACCATTTGGGTCAGTTTCATTGTTGTTGTTTCTTGAGCCGCCACCACCACCACCAGTTGATGTAATGGTAGAAAAAACAGAATTACTACCAGAGTCTGCGGCAGGAGATGCATTTCCATCACCGCTTGTTTGACCAGCGCCACCACCACCTACTGTGACGGTATAAGCAACACCAAACGTCAATCCAAGTTTAGATTCTGCGCTTGCGCCACCGCCAGAAGTGCCGGCAGAAGTACGATAACCACCTGCGCCACCACCACCACCAGAACCACGACCACCGCCGCCACCCCCTGCAATAACCAAGAAGTCAACAGGTGCGCCAGCAAGGAAAGTCACAGTCTCACTCGTTGTAGAAGTAGCGGTGACTGTATATACGTTGTATCCCGCAACAGCAGTCGAGAGAGATGAAGTTACACCAGATGAGAATGAGGCATAGTGCGTAGATGGGATTTTGATGATTACGACACCTGAGCCGCCGGAACCGCCGTTTGATGGGCCATTATTACCACCACCGCCACCGCCGCCAGTATTGGCTGTTCCGTTACCACCAACACCTGTCTTTGAGCCATTGCCACCACCACCCGCACCACCTGTGCCAGCAGTTCCACCACTAAAAGCACCACCACCGCCGCCACCACCTCTGGTCACGGATGAGCCGGTTATTGAGGAAGCAGTACCAGCGCCACCGTTACCAGATACGGTTCCGCTATTTCCAGCGCCTACTGCACCAGCACCACCACCACCGCCAGATGCATCATCACTACCGCCACCACTCCAAGCGCCGCCGTTATTTCCTTCGGATGGTGTAAATCCACCTTGGTTTCCTGTACCCGCAGTTCCAGAGCCAGCCGTTGAGTTTGCTTGACCGCCACCCGAACCACCCGCCGCACCAGACCTCGAGTTGGTTCTTGAACCACCCCCACCACCACCAGTAGATGTGATGGAAGAAAAAACACTATTGCTACCTTTGTTTCCGGGGTTGTTACCGTTTGTGCCGCCATTTCCTCCAGCACCAACCGTAACGGTAAATGCGGTTCCAACATTTAGTGTTTGAGAAGAAAACTCACGATAGCCGCCAGCCCCTCCACCACCACCCATGTCATAACCAGCACCACCACCACCCGCTACTACTAGGTAGTCAGCAAGGATAGTAGGCGAACCCTGCCCTGCAAGAAGAATCTGAAAGATGCCGGTCATTTATGACACGTTCCCTGTGATAACGCAGACAGTCGAGGAGATAAACAGTACCGTACACACACCACGGGTAGCCAGGGTCACAGATGCTTTGTCGGAATCTGTGCCAG